CTAGTTCAGTCTTAAACTCTTCAGCTTGCTTCTGCTGATGTCGGCGCAGATCAGAGTAACGTTTTTTAAATGTTTTCTCTTCAGCGGATGTAGGCTCTGCTTCTTCAGGCGCAGCAGCTTCTGCCTCACCCTTTTGTTCTTTCATTAGTTGTTCTAGTTCTTCTTCTTCAATCTGTCGTTTTTCTTCGTTAGTGTATTTACGATTAGCAAATGCAACTTTCTTTGGTGCTTGCATTTCTTCTGCCATGATTGTATCGTTCATTATCTATTCCTTTGTTGGGGCCACTGTAGCCACACTGTCGGGCGTGGGGAGTGAGTAGCCAACTGATTATAAGATTTAAATAAGCCTCTTACGCAGCTTTCTCCAGTGCATTTTTGTACTGCCCATGCACTGTGTAGACTTCACCTTCTGTGTATACATCATAGCGGTCATCTGCTGTACCAATGTAAACTGTTGGTGTTACTTGTTCTATATACTCAAGTGATGTTACTTCTACGTTATTAATGTAATCACCAAGCACTAAGTTTTCTGTGCGTTTCCACGAACCGTTAGCAAGTACGGGATGATCATTTGTAATCTTTAACTCGCCGTTGACTACGTAGTAACCTTCACGCATATGCTTGTGTCGTACTTCTGTGACTACAGTGTTGTCTACAATGTCACCAACTTTTACGTTAGTTACAAAGTCAATAACACCGTTACGGTTTACTTTCATGTCCTCTGTTAAACAGATAACACCCATGTCACCGCCACCACCTGTGCCAGCATCTGAACCGTAACCGCCTCCATCTCTTTCGCCTACACCATCGTCCCTATCAGACCTGTCTCTTTCATCCCTTGCAGCTTGTTGACGTGCTGCCTGCTCTTTATTAGCTGCTTCACGTGATGCAGCTTCAGAAGGTGCTGGTGCAGATGGCGTATTAGATTTTGCATCTTTTGTTGCTCTTCTACTAGCTTCAGCCGGATTAATCGTAAGACCTGTTTCAAAATCAATATTACCATTGGCAACTTCTTTTGCTATTGATTCTTCTACGTCATTTACGTAATTATCTTTAAAATCTTTAAAGTCTACCCCATACTTATCGTCTTTAATATCTTGTCTAATACTAGCAAATTTTTCGCTAACTTTAGACCTTGCAACCTTTGCTTGAATATCTCTTACGCCTTTACTTTTTGCACCAAAACCTTTTGCAATTGTTTTTTGCGTAAATGGATCGGTTAAACCTCTACCTGCAATTACATTTTTACCAGTAGCTATTAGTGTACCAACACTATTTTTAACTGAATCAATTAAACCTGCGGGAACAGCAAAACCTGTTACGGGGTCTACTAAATTACCTATACCATCAGATACATAACCTATACCTGTTACTGTTCCTGCTGGCAAAGTTGCAAAGCCTAAAGCAGCAGCTAAACCTTGTCCAATACCGGCAAAGTCTGTATAACCTAATGCTTTAGCTGCGTCTACTCGTGCTTGATTTCGTTCCATATCTTCTTGATCTTGCTCAGACCTTTCGCCGCGATCGTCTTCTTGCACAGTAGCCGACTCAACTTTTACTGGTCCTGTGCCTACATCTTTATCTGCTTCTGATTTAAGTTTATATCCTTCGGGTATAACAGCTACATTACCTTGCATATCTTTTAAACTACCATCTTTATACCGTCTAAATGTTATTGGTTGTCCCGCATCATTGACGTATGTTTCTTCATCAAAGTCTATACCACTACCTACTCCCGGCACTACGCCACCTAAAAATGGTGGCAAATCATCTCGTTGTGGCATCGTTGGAACAGGTGCTTGTGGTAGTGGGTAGTTATTAAACATAGCGGGTTGATTTGAAGACCCTGCCTGCATTGGCGTTGCAGCTTGTGCAATAGGGATTGATCTTGCAATATTAGAAGAAGCTGCCGTAACTGGAGCAGGAGCTACACCTGTTGTTGGTTGTAGGGCAGGATTATAATAAACACCTGCATTTGGATCAGGCATACCACCTTGATTAAACTCTTGAGGAGTATTATACTCGTCTTCATCTTCCATGTCAAGGTCTTCTATAGAAAAAGGTAAAGTATCTGGCATAATAGCTTCTTCGCTATTGCCCATCTGTCCCATATCTTCCATACGCTGCAGGCCAGCCTTTGCACGTTGACGTATTTTCATCAACTTTTCAAGACCAATAAAACGTACTACGTCTGCAGGAAAAACAAATTCACCCTCACTTAGTTGTGCAGGAATGTCATCACGAACTTCTTCTTGAGTAGAACCGGGCGGTACATCATTACCAGATACAGGGTCAACAGTGCCGCCCTCATCCATAAGACCACCTTCGTCAAACATTTCCATTTGTTTTGCCATGTTATTCATAGTGTCATCCCTCAGCGTTAGCTACGTCCTCACGTAATCGTTTAATCTTACGTAGTACATCTATAGCACCCTGTGCTTTGTGTACCGTTATCATATTCTCTGATTGTTCTAGCACCTTATGATGCTGGTCTACCATGTTATCCAAATACTTACTGAAGTGGTCCCATTGGCGGTTGTTGCCCACCAGCGGCTTGAGCTTGCTGAGGAGTTCCCGGCTGTTGTCCTTGTCCATTTGCACTAAATCCTTGTTCACCCGGCACAGGAGCCTGTCCTACGCCTATTGAGCCTCCTCCAGCACCTGTAGGGTCCATTGCGTCAACACCCGCTGGTGAGGCTCCTACGCCCCCTTGCGGAGCTTCTTGTTGAAACCCTTTCATAATCTCTGCTTGTAAGGCGGCTTCGTCCATATTGTTGGTAACTTTATCGGGGTCTAAGTCCATTGATTTTGCAATCTCACGGATTACATACTGAAACTTAGCAAAGGGTGCTAATGCTGGGCTGCTTGCAATCTGCAAGAACTGCATCAAACGCTGGCTGCGTACTTCATTAGCCATGAGACTTTCAGTACCACGTGCCTTAACTTCTAGGTCTCCTTTGATCTCTTTATCAAAGTCAAACTGCATGTTAAAGCGGAAGAAACCCTCACCAAGAGGACGCAGCAGATAGTCATCTACATTCTTAATAATTGTCTTAGTGCTTCCCTGTGCAGCACCCATAAGCATTGAGATGCCAGATGCAGTACGACCTACACCAGACACACCTGTCTGCCCATGAGCGAATGAGGGAAAGCCTGTGCTTTCATCTGCTAGTACACGTGCCTTATCAAACAGCATCATGTTCTCGCTGGATACGTTAGGAAACTTTGTACCGAAGATTGCCTGCCCCGGTGCGCCACCCTGCCTACGGAATACCTTGCCCGGATACAGTGACAAGTCTTGACCGGGTACTAAGTTTGTCTCATCTACTTCTACAATCAAGTTACCTGACAGTACAGCATTGTCTACAGCCATACGCATAAAGCCATTCATCAATGTCTGTGTATCATCCATGTTCTCAGCGATACCTACACCAAAGAATGAGTAGGGGTTTAGCTCATATGGTGCAGCATGATATGGAATTTTAGCTGGCTTGAATGGGTTGAGAACCATGCGAAGCAGGCGATTATTACAAACCCACACATTAGCTTGCAGTTCATCAAAGTCATTCAGTTCTTTTGGAATGTCTACGCCTTGCTCTTCTAGCAACTCAACGTCTACCATGCCCCAATACTCAAGCACTTCAAAACGATCAATGCCATGCTCTGGTGCATAGTCAGTTAGATCATCTTCCCAGTATTTCTTAGTATAGTTTTCGCCCATAGCGATAGCTTCATTGATAACTTCACCACGGAAGTATGGACGCTTCTTTAGATTACGTAGCTGGGTACGTGACATCTTATGGCGTTCAATTACAAACTGTGCCTCATCCATGTTGTTTGCATCTGGGTCTGGGTAAAAGTTCCAAACAGACACATGGTTTACTTGTGGTACAGTTTTAAAGGCTGGGTCATATTCACCCTGATCGTTCCAGCTAGGATACTCTTTATCAATAGCAAACGGACCTTTCATTACGCCCGTACCAAACAGTGCCATCTCAAATGAGGCGTTACGTAAATGTTTAGATGCACCTGACTCTTCTAGCTGGTCATGTATTTTCTTCTGCATCTTCTTAGCTGCAATCATAGCAGGGCTAAAGGTGATTGCTGTAGGTGTCTTACCCGGACCCGCTTTTACTTTGTCGTTAATAGGGTCTAGCTTGTTCTCCATAACGCCAAGTTTATCTTGTAGGCTTGCTGCTGTAGCACCTGCTGGTAGGTCATTACCATCTCCAGCAAATCCGTAAGGGCTTAGAGTGCTAGTATCCTCACGTAATTGATCCGGCTCATTAGGATCAAAGTGTACGTCTTCTACTACACCTTCTGGTAATTCAGTAGGCTCAACAGATAAAGGAAAACGCTGGTTAGCAAACAGAACATCTACAATTTGCCCATATGCTGCCAGCGTTTTAGTTTTTGTGACTTTAATAAAGACACGAGATTTTTCTGTTTCTGTAAATTGAACATCAGGTCCGTACAAACCACGATAATTGCGGTAGGCTTTTAGCCAACGATCTTCGTCCTGATACCTATAATCTTCGGATCGCTTATAGCGTTCCATAATAAATGGTATAATCTTGCTTACGTCTACGTCAGAAACAGATGTATCGTCACTGTCTTCTAGTGCGATAGCATCATCTTCAATCATCATTTCATCTTCATTCATATTGTTTTTCCTCAGTATCCAAAGGTTGCGTCTGCTACTCTCATGCCACCGCCGGGTCTACCCATAGGGTCATAGTCAAACACACTAAACTTTGGCCTAGACATTATACCATACCTTAACGCATCGTACAAGTGATCTTCCGAATGTGTGTCAATATCCTCTGGATTTTTTTTGTCAATAGGAATGGACGGTAACTGGGCAACGATGTTTGTGCAGTTATTAAAGAAAACAAGTCTAGGTTCCTCCGTAAATTCATCTATCTGTAAACGTCTGTGTATTTCGTTTTTACCGGCTACACGACTGCCTCTGCTTCTATCTGATGGCCTCCAACGACATCCCCTACTTACCATTTGTTCCGCAAGAGAAGGGCCAGTGTCACCACGTTTATGCCACAGAGAGCTATCCAAAACACCATATTTAATAGTTCCATCGCCAGCTTCTAAGTCAAGGATCATATCTGCCAAATCTGTGGCAAGGACTTTAGATACATAGAGTTCTCGATATACAATAAGTTGTTCATTAGGTGCAACAGCAAACCAGACAACCCCAGACTTGCTGCCGTAACCGTAATCGCAAGCCCTAAACTTAACCCAGTTATGAGGAATATCGAAAGGTTCAACAACATGAAGGTTACGATCAAACTCTGTAAAAGCCGCACCTTCTTTAATGTCCCAGTCTCCATCAAGGAGTTGTCGTCTTTGTTGCTCTGGCATCGAAAGTAGCATGGCTTCATAGTCACCTGACTCCGCAAGGTACGGATTATCAGAAAGTCTTGCGGGTATAAATCGCCTTTTGTATAGAGGTTTTCCAGCCTTTGCGTGTCCTGCTGGGTATTTAAGAACTTCTCCTGTTTCAATATCGGTTGCATCGTAGGCTCTGTTATAAGGCGCAGGGTCAATGAACATTTTCTTAACCCAATGATGACCTCTACCGCCGGGGTTGGTCGTAGCCCTCATATAAATTGGCAAGTCAGGTGCAGTGGACCTAAGACGACTTCGCATGTAGTTCCATGC